CACTAATGAACAAAGAAAAGGTAGAGGAGGTAGAAATGCAGATGTTATCATTTATCAACCTTCCGAAGCTGGAAGCGGTGATGCAACAATCACATATCCTGCACCTACATATTTTACTAGACCTGAAGTCGCAAGATTCTTTGGCATCCCACAATTAGAACAAGTTCAAACACCTTTTAGCACAATTTTCCCATATTACAAATTAAATCGTGAATTAACTAAACCTCAACAACTAGGTGTAAGCTTTGTTTTCTTAATGGTATTATCAGGTATCAAACCAAATTTACACGAAGAATATTATCAAAAATATTTCTTTGGCCAACTGACTTTATCAGAATCATTCATTTGGTTAAACACCATGATCAAAAAAATATTTAAATATGATTTTAAGAAAATGCCAACATACGCTCAAATTATAACTATTTTCACAACAAGACCTATCACTATTAAATATGACGGGAAAGAACACAAAGTTGGTAAGATCTTCCCAATTAAAGGCAAATGGAGAAGAGAACAAAATAAAATGACCATTTACATTAAAGATACTCAATCGGTACCAGATACTAATGAATTGTTGGAACAACATCATAAAAATATCCTTAACGATATCCAAAAGAGATCAAAATGTAACTGTGGACATTTCAAATCTCCAAATCACAAATTGTGTCCTTCTTGTTTCCGAAAATCAAAAAGAAAATTGCAACCAGTTCTTGAACACCTCAAGAGTTCAATTCAAATCTCGAGTTTGATCACTGGTGATAAAATAAGTTCTAAAATTAAACGAGAACCAATTTATGAAAATAAACGACTCAAAGTAATTAAGTGCACTGAGTTCGGTGAAAAATGTTTACATTGTTCTTCACATAAAAAGCATATTCATAAACCATCATATGATAAAACTTCTTTTTACAAAACTGAATGGACATTCATTCCAACTGAACATTTAGATATGCGCTAGAACAATACATCAAACCCCGACCTACTTCAGTATTTCTCCAGAAATATAAATACAAAATCCATAGATTCTGCAGACCCACTTTAAGGTAGGTCACATTGTTTTTAAAATAAAATTATAAACCCAAACCAAAATCGCTAAGGGAGAATGGACAAAATTCGGAATCCTAAAACAATTATGAACGTTCAGGGTTAAAAATCAAGTTTCAAATAGGGTTCTGCTTACGAGTTTAACCCACCTTGATTAGATGCCTTAAATAGTGAATGTTAATAATTGGTTTAATTCCCAATAACACTCAAACAACCCTATAGCGCAAATAAAATTATTCAGTTAACTAGCATCCAAGCTTCTGCTTTGTGCTAGTTAAATGAATAAATTTATTTTCACTATAGGGTTGTTTTCCCTACGGGAGGATTGTCATTCTAATCGACATCGTGTTG